AGAATAAGACACCATATAAATGCCTTGGGTCTGGCGAATGTTGTAAGATTGGTTTAACAATTCCAATGCTTGAGTGCGCCAATATTGCATTTAATCTTAGACATGAATACTATTTAAAACTTGAGTCTGATGGTGAAGAAAACGCTGTTTCATGGGTGAATGCCGTTATTGATGATCTAAAGAATGCCATGTACGATGACGACTGGAAACCGGGTGGGGAAACTACTCGTCACTGTGCTTTTTATAAGGGTGGATGCACCATCTATCGCTTCAGACCGCTTGTCTGTCGCTCATTTGGCACTATCACAACGGTTGATGATTTCTGCCCCAGAATAAGAAATGAAAATGGTGCTATTGATCATTTCGCTGGCCCAGCGGTTGAGAGGATAGTTCGTGAGTACCAAGATCTTATTAAGCACTATTCGTCAGACAAAGATCAAAATTACGATTTGACTGTATACATGCCTCTTGGTGTATTGAGTTTCTTATTGTCAACTGAGGAGCTGATTCAGTTACGAGAAGATACTGATGATAAGTTCTGGACGGGTGTTATGGGGTGGTTCAACTATAGAGTTGAGTTTATTCGTTCACATGGTTATGATCTTGATATACTTAAAGAAGAAGCAAAAGCGGTAGGTATACCAATATCATTTAAGAGTTGAGTAAATCATTTATAATAATGATTATAATAAATTATTAATAGTGTCAATAATCGAAAAAATTTCTGCTATCATACTTGTGGAAAGGAGGATTGATGGGCATTATTGTTGAGAAGGTTGCTGAGACCGAGGTTCTTGTAGCCGATTTTGGTTCGAAGCAGCTTTATAGGATTGTAGAAACGAATGAAGACAGTGAACTGGAGAGCGCTAGCGAATCTGAAAGCTGACGGTTACTCTTACGCTTCTTTAAATTTGTCATCAAGGCTAAGAGACTTAGGTGCTCTTAGCCTTGATGATTTTTATAATACCAATACAAAAGCAATTACTTTCTCTGAAGATGGCCGGATGAATCTTATCCCTGTAAAAGATTCGTCCGACATTCTTATAAACAACTGCCTTCCACCAGAGTATTCTTTTGATGCAGAGTGTGTTATTGGATTTACATATTGGGAAACCACGCGGTTGCCTAATAAATGGGTTAACTATATGAATCGTTGCGATGAGGTATGGACAACCTCTCGCTGGGCAAAAGATGTTTTTATTTCTAGTGGTGTTAAGTCACCTGTTTTGTCTTTTGATCTAGGTGTAAATACTGAAGATTTTAAATATAACAGGAAGCCCCGTAGTGGACAATTTACATTTATTCATGTTGGTAGCCCTTCAACTAGAAAGAATACCCAGCTCGTAGTTGATGCTTTTCATAAATTATTTAACTATAGTACTGATTATAGACTGATAATTAAAAGCAACGGGCCGCCTGATGCTCGCCATATAATTGATGGTCATAATTTTGGCAGCCTCTATAATAAAAGAACTATAGAAATCATAGATTACTATCTGTCTGATTCCGAACTGGCTGATCTTTTTGGTAGATCAGATTGCATGGTTTATCCCACCAGGGGGGAAGGATGGGGGATGGCCCCATTCCAAGCAATAGCAACGGGTCTACCTACCATCTGTACTAATGCTACATCATGTACAGAATTTGCTCATTTATCAGTGCCGCTAGAGGCTGAATATGCAGATACCAACCAATTTGGAATATATGAAACAGGTAAGTGGGCTGACCCAAAACTTGATGATGTTTGTGATAAAATGTTATATGTCATAAATAATTATGACAAGGTACTTGAGGATACGAAGAAAGGTTCCGAGGTGATTCATTCTTCGTATTCATGGGATCATGTCGTAGTGCCATTCTACGATAGAATTATGGAATTGAGAAACAATGTCTGAAATAGAAAAAGCAGATAACGGCATACTTTCCAAATTAAAGGATATTGAAGATGCTGGTATTCTTTATATAAAAGGATATTCATATACTGAAATAGGATCTTTAATTGGTGTTGGAACAAATAAAGCTAAAGAGTATGTAAATGAATATAGAAATTTAATCCAAAAGCAGGCGGATGATGACCCGTATTTCTTGGAGAAAATTCAATTCAATACGATTAAGGCTTTGCAAGAATTTGATCAACTCAGTAAAGAAGCATGGGAGACAGTCAATATTGCGACCGATCATGGAATGGTCGCTGTTAGAATTCAGGCTTTAAAACTTGCTTCTGATATTGCCGGTAAAAAAGCACAGTTGCATAAACTGATAGGTGGAACTAATTCTACTGATGGTGACTATATTGCTCGAATGCAAAAAGCAGAGAATGTTAATCAGATTCTGTCTAAGATTTTAAGAGATGTTATTGCTAAACATCCTTCTATTGCTGAGGAAGTAAGGAGAGAGCTAGAGGTTGCATTTGAAATAATGAATGGAACAGCAGAGTCTGCTTCAAAACCAGAAACATATTCATCTGATAACTACGATGATGCAGAGGTGGTTGAATAATGCCAGGCCGCGTGTGTTTTTTTATAGTCCCCATAAAGGTTGAAAATCCATGACAGACTTTATCGGGATGAATCTAGAATTCAAAGACTTTGACAGGTTGCTAAGGCAAGAGGAGCTCTCTAGCGAACCTGTTCCTGTTGAGGTTTTTGTTCAAGATAAGAAGTACCTTGGTCTCCCCCCATTATCCCCCATCCAGTTGGAAATTGTTCGCCATTCCACACAAATTTTAAAAAAACATACGTTACAAAAGTTGATGGGTGAAAGAGAAGGTGAAGAGTGGTACAACAAGTATACAGATAATGAAGTTATATGCATGTTAGGCAAGGGAAGTGGAAAGGATCACTGTGCCAGAATTTCTATCGCGTATACAGCATATCTCTTGCATTGCTTAAGGGATCCTCTTAGTTATTATGGTAAAGCAACGGGTGTTTATATTGACTTGCTTAACCTGGCTGTGAACGCCCAGCAAGCTCAGCGAGTTTTTTTTGAGCCATTGAAGAACCTTTTATTGTCGTCGCCTTTCTTTAATGAAGTCGGGTTTGAGCCAAGAGTTTCGGAAATCTTTTTCTTCTCTAGACCGGTAAGATGTTTTTCTGGTCATTCTGAAAGTGAAGGTTGGGAAGGCTATGAAGTTATGACTGTTATTCTTGACGAAATCTCAGCTTTTAAAACGGATGCTGAATTGAAAGGTGAAACAAGAGCTAAGGGTTCAGCTTCTGCTATCTATAATATGAGTAAGTTATCTGTGATGTCACGTTTCCCTGAAATTGGTAAAGTTATTCTTCTTTCTTTCCCCAGATATAAGGGTGACTTTATTCAACAAAGATTCTTTGGAGCTCAGCAAAAGAATGAACCAAAAACATGGTCAATCAAGGCTGCTACTTGGGAAGTCAATCCAACCATTAAACGTGAAGATTTAGAATCAGAATTTATTAGAAATCCTATTGAGGCAAGAGCTCGTTTTGAATGTGAGCCTCCGAACATGGAAGACGCATACTTTAGAGATGCTGATCTTGTAACGAAAGCTTTTAATTATGGTGAAGATCCTATTGATGAGGAAGATGGAACTTTTAAAAAGTGGTTTAATGGCACTGATGGTCATACACGCTTCATCCATATTGACCTTGGATTAAAGAGAGACCGTGCTGCTCTTTGTATGAGTCATGGTGCTGGTTTTAAGGAAGTTAAAACATCTATGGGTGTTGAAACACTCCCTGTTGTTAATGTGGACCTTGTTTATTCTTGGGAAGCGAAACATGGTGAAGAAATTAACTTTGCCAATGTTAGACAAATGATCGTGGATCTTTGTAGAAAATTTCAGGTTGGACTTGTTACTTTTGACCGCTGGCAATCTGTTGAAATGATTCAATCACTTAGAGGTCAAGGTATCAATGCTGATTTCCACTCAGTTAAGAAGTCTGATTATGACACTCTTATGACCGCTATTTATGATACTCGACTTCGTGGGTATTGGAATGAACTTTTAGTTGAAGAAGAACTTCTTAAGTTAAGATTGTTTAACAACAACAAAATTGATCACCCTTCTAGTGGATCAAAAGACCTTGCTGATGCCGTAGCCGGCTCTGTCTTTAATTGCATGAAGAATATGGCCTACGATACAGAAATTGAAATTGAAATCCTTTCACCCGACAAAGAGTGGGAAATGGAAGACGATCCTGATGACTATGGCACAGTAAAGGTGTGGAGCAAAGACATGGGTGAATTTATGCCGGGATATGGCAAAAATAGCATGGATCTTTCTTCCAATGAAAAGTGGATCGAATCGATCTAGCCTTGCCTGGGCAATTAAGTTTTTTTTCGAGAGAAATTAAAAAAATCTCGTTTTCGCACACATCGTCGTTTTCGCCCTGATACATTCTTGTTCACCATAAAGGCGTGGGCGAGAAGCCCCGAACACAGGAGATAGAAATGATTAACCTTTCCAAAGTTGATAGTTTTCCCGAACTGACCCGTAGCGGTCGTGTTAGTGAAGAACTTCAGCAGATCATTAACGCTCTCGTTTCCTCATCGGAAAATGGAGATCGTTTTGCTTTGACTGGTATTGAGGCTGGTAAGGCTTACAATTCCATGCAGCAGAGAATTCGTGCTCAGGCTAAGAAGTTGAACCTTAAGGTTGTTATTCGCTTCGATGCTTCTGAGCAGAAGCTTTACTTTAAGGCTACTAAGGATAATAACTCTGTTAGCAACATTAAGGCTTCTGATGTGAAGGCTATCAAGACTGCTAATAAAGTCACCACTAAGTAATCATAAATAAACTAATAAAAGACCGGCTGTTTTCGGACAGCCGGTCTTTTTTTTTGCTATAATTTCCTCATGCTTGAAATTACTCCTACAAATATTGAAATCTCTAATACGCAGATTGAATCATGGTATCCATTGATTGCTTTGCCATGTTATGATCGACAATTAAGTGAGCCTACTGTGATGTCTCTGATTAAAATGTGCATGGCTTTTCGTGACATTGGTCTAAAATTTGCTATTAGCACAATAAGTGATTCTCTGATAAGTAGAGGTAGAAATCAACTTGTAGGAAAGTTCATGGCTAATAAATCTTTTACACACATTATGTTTATTGATGTTGACTTGGCTTTTAATCATGAAGATATTTTAAAACTGCTTTGGCACGATAAAGATGTTGTGACCGGTGCTTACCCCATAAAGGAAATACTCTGGAATAAAGTAATCAAACTTGCCAAGGATGGCTGTGAAAAAGAAAAGATTGCTGAAAAGAGTACGAGATTTGTTGTGAACCCTGTGATGGGTGAGAATAGAAAAGTGCGTGTTGATAATGGCGCTATTTCTATTCATGATGCTGGTACTGGATTCATGCTCATAAAGCGCGAGGCTTTTGAGAAACTCTTTGAGGCATACCCAGAGTTGAAGTATAGAGATGATACTGGCTCGTTGAAGGGTGATGAGATTGAAAACTCGTATGGTCTTTTCAATAGTTATGTTGATGATGATGGCCGCTTCCTGTCTGAGGATTATGGATTCTGTAGGTATTGGCAGAAGATTGGCGGGGAAGTTTGGGTCGATCCTTCTATTGAATTAGTTCACTTAGGCCGTTTTGAATACAAGGGCAAGATGATTGATTGGCTTGTTGATAATGCTACGACAACGCCGCCCGAAGACAAAAAGTAAAAATCGTTTGGGAAATTGGGTTTTATAATAAACTGCTGCACCCTCGTCGGATATATACTAAAATTCTGTGATATATTGACTAAAAAATGTATGGTGTGCTTTTAGGTAATAAAACATATTACTGCCCGCGATTTCTCTAACAGATTGCCGCCCTAACGTTAGAACATACCTAACGTTAGACGGCCCGCTGTGACGCTCTAACGTTAGAAACTGCCCGCACTCATTTCCCGACCATTTCAGCTTATTTACTGCGAATATATCCTGATCTTGTCTGCTTCGTTTGTTTCTGTGATAGTGTGTTGGTTGATGAAGTTTATCTCTCGGTTTATCGCTCAGACATTTCGCGGCCCTTTGTGTCGGCCTTTGTCTCAGCCATTCTGTCGCCATTTGCTGGGTCTTATGGCGTGTAAATATTTGTGTAAATCACACGGGAAGGGATTGTAATGGATAACTTGCAGCAAACTTGTGACGGTATGATCGGTCTTAGTTTCGACATTAGAGGCGAAGATTATGGTCGTATTATGCGTTGGGTTACTGTTGAGAAAGACGGTAAGACATACTATGTCTTTATCACTTCTCTTGGTAAGAAAGTAGAAGCGACAAGCGTTATTGATTACATCAGGAACGCTGTTCGTTATCCTGACGGTTCCGATTACGTATTTGCTCAGCGCAAGATCAAGCCAAAGCGTAAGGGCGGTCCTGCGTTTCCGAATACGATTAGCAATCGTACTAACCTTCGTGGTGCTGTTATGCCTAAGGCTTTGCCTCACGAGCGAGAACTCAATAGCAAGCTCAAGGGAAAGGATAAGTGATCATGTCAGACTCTGATTTCGAAATTGTAGATACGTCTACCATTCAGTTTGCTCGACGTAGCCGTAAGCCTAAGTACAAGACTAAGCCCTGGGAATACAACGACGCTGAGGGTGAGCACTTCTATTACAAGATCGCACAGCGTAACTATCGTCGTAGGCATGGCGTTACGGAAACACCTTACGATCACCTTATCGATCCGGTATTGGAACGAGAAGAGGAATACAGCAAGTTGTTCCCGATTACTTTGATCGAAGCTCGTCTTATTGTTCAGGAAGAAGAAATGAAAAAGCAGACTTCTGCTGTTGAGAAAACTTCTTCTGATGCGTGTAATGATGAAGATTCGATGGTTTGTTCTGAGTGTGGAAAATTGTTTACTGCTTATTTCATTACCTACAAATGCGAAGATTGTGAGGATAAGTGATGTCCGAAGTCGAAAAAGTCAGGTATGATCTCCACAAGTTAGAGATGAAGTATTACGAAGTGAAGAATATGATTCTTCGTGCTCATAGAAATATTGAAGCTGTTAGCAGTATCTTGAAAAACTGTGGTATTGATGAGAAAGTTGTTCAAGATATGAGTAATATTTTGTCTCAGGAAGCTGAGATGATTGAGATTCAGCTTGGCGAAATGGGTATCCGTAGGTTCGGTGTTTATGGAAACATTATGACTGATTGTCCTGGTTGGTTTCAGACTAATGCTCCGTTTACGGTTATTGAACCGGCTTGGATTTATGACAAAGATGGCGAGTGCTATTTGATCAAGCAAGGTATTGGTCTTCATGTTGATGAATCGAAAGGTGTGTGATTTGTGATGGTTCAAGAGTTTGAATTCTTTGGAGGGTTTGGCGGTTTCTTTGCCAAAGATTTGAGTGGTTCAAGAACTGCTGTTCAGGTTCTTCATTGTGATTGTAAAATCAATACCGGTCAGCCTATGAGATTGTTTCGACTTTCTAAAGGTGAAATGACAGAGTGTCCTAATGGTCATGGTAGCCAAAAGACAAAGCAAGTCATGTCAAAAGGTATTTGATGAATCGTCAACTTCTTATTCTTAGAGCAATGAATGACTTTGGCTGGTCAAAGCCATTCGCTACCCAATACATCATGGAAAGAACATACAATGGTCTTTCTCACAATTCAGCATTTCGTGCTGCAATGAATTCTGTGTACGTATCAAACAAAGATAAGCCAAAGGTGTGATTATGTCTAATGACGAAAATATAGTTCTTGACAAACTTAGAGAAGAGTATGACTTCTTCTCTAAGTTCGAAAAGGATCCGATGATGAGAGAACTGAGTATTCGTATTGCTCAGATTATCGAATTCTTTGACCCAGAGTTTGAGAGAAAGTTTTATTGCGGCTACTGATTGGAGACACTATGGCTAAGTGTGTTTATTGCTCGTCAGATTATTCTGACGAGCGATCAGAGCTAGGTTATGACTATTGCTTAGCAAGCAAATGTCAGCAATCTGGTATGAGTAAGTCTAAGCAAGAGTTTCTAGAAGAATACACGCCTGCTCTGCTTCATAAGTGTAATTACTTTTGGGTCAAGAAGTCAGAGCTCAAAGATTTGAATGTTCGTGCCGATTTGGATAGATAGGAGAATGAATGTCTGCTGATTGCTATTTGACAGAGAAACTGGTCGAGTATTTCAGTAAGAATCGACCTGGTGTTCGTTTCACTCAGTTTTTGTACAACTGTTTGTGTGATGACAAGCCGAAGATCGCTGATGAACTTTTGGGTTCGGCTTACGACTTCTATTATGATGAGAGGTTGACTGAGGAGAAGTGGCAGATGGTTCGTAAATGGTGGGACAAGGAGTGCTATGCCTAATAAGTTTAAGCCTGGTGATTACGTCAAATCAAGGCGTTTCAAAGGAGTAGCTATGTATGTTCATAACTATTCCGTTATGTATCATCATCACGATCATGTTGATGGTACTTATGAAGATGTGCTTTGCGATGATCTTTATGATTGCGTCATGGTTGGTGATGACATGGTTCATAAGATTGATGAAGAAGATTTGGAATTGCTTCCTGTGAGTGATTTCTGTTATGAGTGTGGTCAAATTGGTTGTAAGCATAATGTTATGGAGGAAGAATGAATAGGCAAAAGATGTTAGAGTTGGCTGACTTTATTGAAAGCCTGGATAAGAACAGATTCAATATTGGCTACTGGATTTCAGAATTCAGTAATGGGAATTATGGTGTCTGGTCAAATCTTGACGTTAACATTTGTAATACAGCAGGTTGTATCGCTGGCTGGGCTATGGCTATGGAAAATGGTGGGCAAGTAACTCTGCCTATTGTCTCCTGCCCAGAAAACGCTAACTATAACGTTTTTAATGGAGCAAGAATTCTTGGATTGACGTTTGCTCAGGCTAGTCGTCTGTTTTATGTTGATTCTGATTCTGTTTGGGTCGAGTATTTCCAAACCTATGCGGATATGATTGATCCTGATATTTATGATGAACTCACAACATATTCTGATTATTATGGCGGTGTTGACGTAGATCATCTTGGTGACGCTATTACAAATAAAATAGCGGCATTTATGTTGCGTAATATTGCTAATGGTACATTTGTTCTTTCTAATGAATGGAGTAACTAAAATGATTAATCGTGAAAATATGATGAAGCTTGCTCTTCATCTTGAGGGTATCGATAAGACTCGTTTTGATATGGGTTCTTGGATTAGTTTTTATCAAGATGATTTCCAAACTCATATGGAAGGTGATCGTTTGGATATTAATGATTGTGGTACTGCTGGTTGTATTGCTGGTTGGGCTGTCGCTTTGGCAAATGATGGCAAAATTGAGGCGGTTGACTCTGACGAGTCCGAAGGATTGGTATTGGATAATGATGAAATTCTTATAGGTGATATTCGGTATTATGCTGCTCAATGGCTTGGCTTACCCATGAGTCAAGCAGATCAGTTGTTTTATTTTGGTGAAGATTCTGTTTGGAATCGGTATAGCGATGATTATGGTTTGAATGTTCATCCGTCGCTTGGTAACCCAAATAAAATGACAATTGATGCCGATAGCATTCATCCTAAATATGCTGCTGACATGCTTTATCGCATTCTTGATGGTGAAGATGTATTTGTGCAAAATGGGAAAAAGTTCTTGTGACTTCTTATATTTGTAAAAGTTGTGGTGCTGAATATCCTGAACAACCAGAAGATAATTTTTGTCGTGTTTGTCACGAGAATGAAGTTTCTTCTTTTGAAGATGTTTCCTATTACGATTGGGAGGAATAAGTTATGAACAAAATGAAGCCTGAAATTAAAAAGCTTTGGATTGAGGCTTTGCTTTCTGGTAATTATGAGCAGGGTCAGGGTTTTCTTTGTAGAAACGCTGGGAATGGTTCAACTGAATGGTGTTGCTTGGGTGTTCTTACTGATCTTGCTATTAAGAATGGTGTTGACATTGATTGCGAAACATCAAATTATGACCCAGATGCTTACTCATTTGATTCAGAGTCAGGAATGCTTCCGCTATCAGTAATGGAGTGGGCTGGTCTTGAGACAGGTAATGGTGAATATGTTGTCAATCATCTTTTTGACGAAGGTCCACTCCATGAAAGTCTAGCTGAAGATAATGACTGTGGTCATACATTTGAGCAACTTGCTGCAACAATTGAAGCCTATTTCTGAGACATTAGGAGTAACAATGTTTGATGATTACATAACTCTTGGACCAACTCCGCCTGAGGAAGATTGTGTTCAACTTGGCCAACCTAATTACAATTTTCTAACTAATCTCGAAGTCAATGCTTTTATCAATCAGCTTGAGCGTGAGTTTTCTCTT